CAAATCGTTCCTTGCCCTGCACATGGCCTATTGCATCGCCCGCGGTGTCGACTTCTTCGGCCACCACGTCGAGCAGGGCGGCGTTATCTATCAGGCTGGCGAGGGCGGTCTCGGCATGAAGAAGCGCCAGCGTGCCTACGTCAAGCATTTCGCCGTCGCGAACCCACACGATCTGCCGATCGTCGTACTGCCGGCCAAGGTCGATCTATTCGCCAAGGATGGCGATACAGACCGCCTCATTGATGCAATCAAGCAGGCTCGGCTCACGATGGACGCTCCGCTGCGCGCGGTCTTCATCGACACGCTGGCCACCGCCACGATCGGCGCCGACGAGAATTCCGGCAAGGATATGGGCTACGTTCTGGCGAACATCGCCCGCATCGAAGACGAATGTGCCGTTCATGTCTGCTTGGTTCACCATATGAACGCCGAGGGGAAGAAGCTGCGCGGGCACACCTCGATCCATGCAAACGTCGACACCGTGATTCAGGTCGTCAGCGACGAGAACACGAAGATCAGAACCGCCACCCTGAAAAAGCAGAAGGACGACGAAGACGGGCTATCAGTCCGGTTCTCGCTCGCTTCCGTCGCGGTCGGCTACAACGAAAAGGCCAGCCGGGACATCACCTCCTGCGTCGTTCTCTCGGTATCCGAGAAGGACCAGTTGAAGGCCGAGAAGGAGAAGTTCGGCTTCGAGGTTCGGCCATCGGAAGAGGCTTTGCTGATCCCGCTGTTCAAGGCGATCAGCAAATACGGCAAGTTCATCGCCTCGGATGAAGACGGCCCGGCCGAGGCAATCGGCAAGCATGTTGTCGACTTCAGCTACTTCCTCGACGTCGCGGTCGAGATGGACGCCAGCTCTGACGACAAGACCACGGCGCGTGAAAAGATACGAAAGGCCTTCGATCGTAACACCAAGTTCTTGGTGAAGGCGGGCGTGATCGTCTTCAAGCGGATCAGCGATAAATCGGCCGTCGTGTGGTGGACCGGCAAGCCGATCAGGAACTTCCCGAACACCTTCCCCGATCATATGCGGGACCGGACAAATCCCGGACATTTTCCCGACATTTCCCGGACAAATCCCGCCGAGCCCCTTTCGCCCGGCATGGCCGAAGTCCTCGACAGCGGGGAAAATCTGCTATGAGCGTGCGCGTCGACATCGTGATCCTGGGCGACGACTACTGCGCCATTTTCCGCCGCCCGGGCGAGCCCGACGAGTTCCTTGTCGACGAGCGCGGCCGGCCGCAGAGGTTCGCCTCGGCATCCGTCGCGCTTCGGCAGGGACGGAAGGCGCTTACCATCTCCAGCACTCCTGCCATCGCGCCGACCGTTGCCGATGTTCTCGGCATTCGCGCATGGCGCGCGGCGAAGGATGCCGATCTCAAGGCGGAACGGGACCGCGTGTTCGGCACCTCGGCACCGGCGTCGATCGAGCGCAACGGCCGCTCGATCACGGTTCAGAGGAAACGGCGGCGATGACCGACGTTCCCGACCACGTCCAGCGAATGTGCGACGAGTTCGACATCAGGATTGTGCCGAAGCATCGGTATCCTGGTCCGGGCGAGACGCGCGCTGTCGCGACGCTCGACCGTATCTGGCGCAAGCATGGAGAGGAGCATTTGCGCCTTGTGCTCACCACGCTGGTCGAGACCGCCAACAACAAGATCCTGCTCGACGAGGTCGGCCTCTGGATGGCAAGCGACATGGTGAGGAAATGCCGTGCCATCATCGATGGTCGCGCAGGCGAGTGGCTGGAACTGTGGGATGCGATACCGGCCGGCGAGTTGCAGTTCGTGTGCCAGGACCTCCGCGGCGTCGTTTCCCAGCGGGCCGCACTTGGTGGTATGATTTACGAGCGCATCTATCGGCGGTTCGGGCCGTTCGCCGATCAGATGGAACTCTTCGACGACAGGAGGCGGTCATGAACATTGGCGAGATCGCCGAGAAATTCATTCGGGCAGCGGAGGTGGAGCGCGCGAGCCGCGAGCACGTCGGGCCGGCGCCGCTTCGCGCCCAGCAATTGCCTTACGTCCACACCTTCACCGACAAGCTGAACTGGCGAAAGGAGCCGGGCGACAAACTGGAGAAGGGAGCCGATCCACTCGCCGAAGAGCGCAAAGCGTTCTGGGAGAGAATGGGTATGATGCCCACCTCCGAAGAGCTTCGCGAGCTTGACGGCCTGTACGACCTCCTGATGCTTATCGAGAAGGATGAGGAGCGCCGGGCGCTGCTGGCGTGGGCCAGGTCAAAGGTCGGAGGAAAGGCGTTCCGGAGGTGGTGCTTTCAGGTCGAAGGCATCCACCCCGAGACCGGAAGACGGCGAAAAGATCGCGCTCTCGCTCGAATTGATGCACATCTTCGCGGCGGCGTTGTGCAGAATTGCGCAAACGATCCAGAAGCCCTGTTGCAGTGCGGGCCTGAATTCGGCGATGTTTCTGGCACACTGGACGAAGACGCGGGCAGACGAAACGGCCTCAACTCGTGGATGGCCGACGGTGCCCTCGCCAGCGTCCTGACCGATACCCCCGATTTCTCATGGGCGCAGAAGCGTTGGCAGCTACGGCGTCAGCGTGAGGCCGCGAAGGCGAAGAAACAGGGCTGATCCGAAATCCTGTCAAGAGAAAAGAATCGGACAAAACGCGGAAATTCCGGGACATTTGCGGGACAAATCGCGCCGTGCCCGATTCCGCAAAAAATCCGTGCTACAGGGAATCAACCCTCGCGCGCGTAAACACTAACCTCGACCTGCTGAGCCACCCGGCGGGCGGCCACAAGGCCGACCCGCCACGGCAGCGCGCGGCATCTCAAGGTAGAGCTCTACATCAGCGGGAATCTTTCATTCGTGGCTGAAAAGAAACGAATCGGACGGCCGTCCACATACTCGCCCGAAATCGCCGCTCGCATCTGCGAAGAAATCGCGTCGGGAAAGTCGCTTCGGAAGATATGCGCGCTTAAGGGAATGCCGGCGATGTCGACGGTGTTCCTCTGGATATCGCGGCACAAAGAGTTCTCGGAGAACTATGCGCGCGCGCAGGCGGATCGGGTTGTCGCCTGGTCTGAAGAGATCGTCGATATCGCCGACAACTCTCAGGCCGACACGAACCGGGCAAAGCTGCGCGTGGATACTCGGAAATGGCTGATGTCAAAGATGGACCCGAAGAAGTACGGCGACCGTCAGGAGCACCGCCATACGGGCGCCAACGGCGGCCCGATCCAGACCGTCGACCTGACAAAGCTGAGTGGTGATGAGCTCGCACAACTTGAGAGCATCTTCGGTCCGCTTGCCGGATCCGGCGACGATGATGCGCCTGATCAGGGCGGAGAAGGCGAGGCGGGAGGCTGAGGCTGAGCGCGAGCGCATTGCCAAGGATGCCGAGCGCATCCGCGCTAGGTGCCAGACGCTTTCCGGCTTCATCAAAGAGGCGTGGTCGGTCGTAGAGCCGTCGAGTACCTTTGTGCATGGCTGGCATATCGATGCGATCTGCGATCACCTAGAAGCGGTGACGAGCGGCCAGATCAATCGGCTGTTGATCAACGTGCCGCCTGGCACGATGAAATCGCTTATCACCGGCGTTTTCTGGCCTGCATGGGAATGGGGCCCGCAGGGCAGGCCGGCGCTGCGCATCATCGGATCGTCCTATTCCGAGGACTACGCGACCCGCGACAACCGCCGCATGCGCGATCTGGTCACCTCGGACTGGTATCAGGCACTGTGGGGTGAAACGGTCAAGCTGACGCGCTCGGGTGAGCGGTCGTTTGCCAACACGAAGACGGGCTTTCGGCAGGGCGTACCATTCTCGCGTCTAACCGGCGGCCGTGGCGACCGGTTGATTATCGATGATCCGCATTCGGTGGATGGAGCGGAGAGCGAGGCCGATCGGCTGTCGACGGTGCGGACGTTTCGGGAATCGGTCCCAACCCGTCTGAACGATCCAGAGCGGTCGGCTATCATCGTCATCATGCAGCGCCTGCACGAAGGTGACGTGTCAGGAACGACACTGTCGCTCGGGCTCGGGTACGAGCACCTGATGCTCCCGATGGAGTATGAGCCGGAGCGCCAATGCCGCACGTCGATCGGGTTTGTCGATCCGCGAAAGGAAGACGGGGAATTACTCTTTCCCGAGCGCTTTCCTCGGCATGTGGTCGAGCGCGACAAGATACCGCTTGGCTCCTACGCCGTGGCTGGGCAGTTCCAGCAGCGCCCCGCGCCTCGATCCGGCGGCATGTTCCAGCGCGGCGACTTCGAGATCGTCGAGGCTGTGCCGGCCGGGGCGAAGCGGTGCAGGGCTTGGGACTTCGCGGCATCAAAGCCAAAACCGGGCAAGCAGCCGGATTGGACCGTCGGGCTAAAAATGGCCCATGCCGGCGGCGTTTTCTATGTTGAGGATGTCAGGCGGGACCGCTGGTCGGCATCCGATGTCGAGAAGCACCTGAGGAACACGGCAACGCAGGACGGATTGGCCGTCACGATCCGCATGCCGCAGGACCCTGGCGCGGCTGGCAAGGCCGATGCCGCGACCAAGGTGAAGCTGCTGGCAGGCTTCTCGGTGAAGGTGCAGCCGGTATCGGGCGACAAGGCCACGCGGGCAACGCCAGCATCTGCCCAGGCAGAAGCCGGAAACGTGAAGCTGGTCCGCGCCCCGTGGAATGAGCCGTTCCTTGACGAGCTCTGTTCGTTCCCGAACGGGCAGCATGACGATCAGGTCGATGCCTTTGCCGATGCTCTGAACGAACTGGCGCTTGGCTCGACATACACACTCGCGAACGTGGGATAGCAGATGGGCAAGGTAATCCAGTTCGCGACCGACACACTTAGGGCCCTCGTCGGCGGGCTTGGCAATCCCGAGCGCGATAAAGCTGCCGGGCTCTACTATGCCGATCCGGTCTGGGACGATGCGCAACTCATCAATGCCTACCGTGGCGCATGGCTCCCCCGGAAGATCGTGGACATCCCGGCGCTTGATGCGTGTCGCGCATGGCGAGACTGGCAGGCGGAAGCCGGCCAGATCGAAAAGATCGAAGCGGAGGAACAGCGTCTCAATCTGCGTGGCAAGGTGCTCGAGGCTCGCACCAAGGCGCGGTTATTCGGCGGGGCGGCCCTGCTCATCAACACTGGTGCGCCGCTGGATAAGGAGTTTCTGCCCAAGGCGATATCGAAGGGTGGTATCCGCCATCTGACGGTGCTGACGCGTCGGCAATTGGCGGCGGGCGATATCGATAACGATCCGCAGTCCCCGACATACAACCGGCCGCTCTGGTACGAGATGACCAATCCGGTATCCGGTGTCCCGCGCATCCATCCCTCGCGACTTGTCATCTTCACCGGGGCGCAGCGCCCTGACGATGACATCGCCGGTTCGATCGATCAGGGATGGGGCGATAGCGTTCTGGTATCGACATTGACGGCGATTCGTCAGGCCGATGCCACGGCGGCCAACATCGCGTCACTGATCTTTGAGGCCAAGGTTGACGTCGTAAAGGTGCCGCAGCTCATGGCGAGCCTGTCGGACCCGATTTATCGGGAACGTCTGATGGAACGCTTCACGCTTGCGAGCATGGCGAAGGGCAACACCGGAACCTTTATTCTCGACAGCGAGGAGGAATACGAACAGAAGTCGGCGACGTTCCAGACCCTGCCCGACGTCATGGATCGGTTCTTCCAGCAGGTGAGCGGCGCCGCTGATATCCCGATGACGCGGCTGTTCGGCCAGTCACCGGGCGGGCTCAATGCCAGCGGCGAAGCCGATCTCCGGAATTACTATGATCGCGTGTCGGCCGGACAAGAGCTTGAGATGCGTCCCGCCATGGAGAAGCTGGACGAGGCGCTGATCCATTCCGCGCTCGGCAGCCGGCCTGCCGAGGTGTTCTACACATGGTCTCCGCTGTGGCAGATCAGCGAGAAAGAGCGGGCTGATATCGGCAAGATCAACGCCGAAACGATCAAGACGCTCAACGACACGGCGCTGTTCCCTGCCGAGGCCATCGCCAATGCCGGCGCGAACATGCTGGTGGAGAACTCGATCATGCCCGGCCTTGAGCAGGCGATCGAGGATGCCGGTGGACTGCCGGATTACGAGATGGAGGCGGAGGAGGAAGCGGAGCGGGAGCGTCTGAGGCTGGAGGCTTCGGCGAAGGGAAAGGGCAGTCAGCAGATCGGCGATGCCGCCCCCCGCACGCTCTACATCCGCCGCGATGTGCTCAATGCCGACGATATTCGCGCTTGGGCGAAGGGTCAGGGCTTCGACACGGTGCAGGACGGGTTGCACGTCACCATCATCTACACCCGCACGCCGCTGGACTGGATCAAGGTGGGACAGGCCGGGGAATGGACATCGGAGGATGATGGCGAGCTCATCATCGCACCTGGCGGTCCCCGCCTGATGGAGCGGTTCGGCGATGCCGTCGTGCTTCAGTTCGCCTCGTCGCGGCTCACCTGGCGGCATGAGGACATCAAGCGGCTGGGTGCGCAGACGGACTATCCCGAGTATCAACCGCACGTGACGATATCTTGGGACGCGGCTGACGTCGATCTCGCACAGGTCGAGCCTTACAAGGGCAAGATCGTGCTGGGGCCGGAGCAGTTCGAGGAGGTCAATGACGACTGGCGATCGACGGTCAAGGAAGCATGATCCGCTATCGTCTTGG